ACACCAATTTTAGAAAGCGATTTTATATCTCCGCCACATGAGTACGCTGATGTTAATGATGATGATGTTAAAGGATGTATTAAGCGTTCAGAGATTCCAAGCTTTAACTATTTAACAAGGGCATCTCAAAAACAAGGATAAAAAAATGAACGCAAAACCAACCCTAGACGATGTGTTTGTCTTGTATGTTGCAGACTTGCAACGCAGAAAGAGAAAAACAATCAAAAGCATTGAGGCTTTTTATTGCAACAATATCCACGATGATCTTGGTCATAAAAAGATAACCAGCATTAAAAGACTCGATGTAATCAAGCTGTTCAACAAGATCAGCGAGGATTATCCAGCCAAAGCCAACCGACTTCTAAAGACGTTGAGTGCTATTTACAACCTGGCAGTTGCCAATGAAATAGCAACCACCAATATCTGTTTCGGCATTAAGAAGAACCGAGAGATTAAGCGCAATCGTTATTACAATGAACAGGAGTTATCTCGCATTATTGCCGTCTTGAGGGCAAGAGAGGCGAACCGATACAACAACGCAAGCTCTATTGCAGCAATTAAGCTGTTGATCTACACAGGGGCTAGAAAGGGAGAAATCCTAAACGCCAACTGGTCGGACTTGCATGGCGACACCCTTGTTCTCAAGGAACACAAAACCGATGACCGAGATGACTCCAGGGTAATCCGCTTGAACGATCAGGCAATGGCAGTCATTAATGGCCTTGAGCGCAAAGGAACCAAGATTATCAACACTCGCTACATCGACAGGTTTTGGCAGAGTGTGGCAAAAGAGGCGGGTTGTCCTGATATTCATATACACGATCTCAGACACTCGTTTGCCACATTTGCGTTTCGCAGCAAGAAAATGTCCATCGAGGAAGTGGGTAATTTGTTGGGGCATAAAAGCACTCAATCCACAATGCGTTACACTCACATTACCGATGACACCGCAAGTCAAAACGCCAAAGTTGCCGGAAACGAGATATTTAATTCGATTAATGTTTGATGAAATATTTTTGACAAAACAAAAGCAAAAGTTTTAGTATAAGTAAGAATAATATAAATAAAGATTAAATCAGGAGGTAGTCATGTCTTTATATAACCCACCAAGCCCAAGCATCAGATTGAAAATTGCCTATGAGAATGGTCATTGTGTTTTACCAATCAGGGGCATTACATCCTACACAAAAGCACCAGGTGAGTTTACTCGCGTTGAGGCTTATGTTGACGGAAAACTAGAACGATACCTTGTAACCACCACGCCGGATGAAATACAACATTCAATTACATCGCGCTTGGGGTGGGAAATAAGTAATGGCTGACGGAAAACTAACTCCAGACAACAGGGCGAGTGCCTCTTTGGTTGGTGCTATTGCGGGTGAGAACCCCTGGCAAACACCGAATGAGGCACTTCAATTCTGCATTGATGCAACCGATGGCAAGCCGCGCAAAGAAATAAGAATGAACAACCGCATCCGGTGGGGCAACAAGGCAGAAAGATCGAGTATGGAAATGGGTTTGGAATTGCTTGGCTTGCCGATCAACGACATCGTTTTTGATTGGACATTCGATAAAGCATTTGACCATCCCACGCTGCCATTGTCTTGCAGCTTGGATGGCTTATACAATGTCGGGCATAAGCGTTTTCCGGTAAGAACCGACCCTGATAAGAATATATACACCCCCAATGACGACACCTTGTACCTGATCGGGCAAGGGGTTATTGAAAACAAAATGACCGGTATGTTTCCTGATGGAAACAAATTACCCGAATGGCGAGGCAAGATGCAAGCCGCAACAGCTTGTGAGATTCTTGGTTTGGCTTGGTACATGGTTGTCGTTAATTATCAGAACGAACCTTATGTTTATGTCTATGAGCGAGATCCTGAGTTTGCTGGTTTTTTAAGTGATCTGATTCTTGATTTTGATAGGCGAGTAAGGGAAAGGGATTACTACAAACCTGTTAATTCGTTGGATTGCAACCTTGTGTGGCCCACATCAGTAGACAAACAAGTTGAACTGAAAGATGACGATTTTGCGTGGCGCATTGAAGAAATCAAAGACTATGAGCAAATGATAAAAGAGTACAAGAAAACGATTGATGAGCATGAAACAGCTATCAAGGAACAAATGAAAGAAAACAAAAATGCCAGGTGTGGAAATTTTAGTGTCATATATGGCAGTCGCACTTACAAAGCAAAACCCGAAAGGATTATGCCCGCAAAAGAGGCATACACCATTCGCTCAAAAAAACTATCAATCAGGGAGTTGAATAATGAATCAGCAGAATAGAGGCAATGTTATTTACGGCGGCAAGGTTGAATTTAACCGCAGAAAGAACGCAACTGAAACGTATCGTGCCATTCTTGAATACAGTGAAGAAAATGGACACACACCGACACGGCAAGCGTTGGCAGACTCAATGGGTATATCCCTGGGGGCTATCAATGCGCGTTTGGCTTGGGTCAAAGATATTGGTTATTGGGATGGTTTGGTTCGCTTTGATGAAAAGAATGGCCAAATGAGCCTGATTAAAAATGAGATTGATGACTAAAGATCCTTATTCCACCAAAAAGGCATGGGGTCTTGATTCCCCCCGAAACGCCGAGGTGGAAATGTTTGAAAGGATTGCCAAGGCATTGAGGCGAGTCAATAGAAAACTTGTAAAAGAAAACAGAGAACTCAAGCGAGAAAACAAAGAATTGAAAGTTAAATTTCGAGATACGATTCCAGCAAAAAATTTATTTATAAACGAGGAGTAAGAAATGGCTGATGAAGTTAAGACTGAAGAAGAAGAACAGAAACCTTTTGAGTGGACAAACGATGCCGGAGATAAATTCTCTGCGCTATTTGATGTTTTTAGCGACCAGTTAAAAGAGGATCTGAACAACCTAACCGCAGTACAAAATCTGCTGAGTGAAATTGATAAAAAGCACTTTGGCGATCCTACTCGCGTTTCCTATGTGGTCAATGATGCGTTATTGAAACGACTTATTGCACCAGCCATGAAAGAGTTTGAAACTGACGAGAACAAAATTGAATCGGTAGTCGTTCAGTAGTGAAAGACAGCGAGTTTTTTGTTGATGAGCTTATCCATGAGCGCGGTCTGCGTTACGGACATCCAGCTCGATTTTTCAGACAGTTATCAAAAGCCTGGTCAGGTGTTGCTGATATAGATTTAACGCCGCAACAATGTGTGGTAATGATGAAGATATTTAAGGATATTAGAATGTTCAACAACACCGATGATGATGACACTCAAAAAGACAGTAAAGGTTATCTGAAAATACTTGAAATAATTAATGAATTTGAAAAGTAAACGCTATTAACTTAGAATACTAAATTGAGTTAATTATCACTCACCTACACCATGTTAACCCCCGCAGTGCAGAAGAACGACTATATAATTTCATTGGAAGAACGACTTGACCACTATCGGCGTGGGTATCGTATATTGTTGGCCTATTTAATCTTTGATGTGGTTTTTAAGTTTTTTGTCTAGCGATATTTTCTAAACGTCAAAGCCAGTCTTGCTCTTTGCCCTAACTTGCCTGGTTTTTTAGCAGCCTCTTTCAGTTTGGTCAAAGGAATTTTTTTTCCTTTTTTTATTTTCAAAGACTTGCGTAACGCACCCTTTTTAAGATTTAGTTTTTGCATCCATCTGTCGTCTTTTGCCATCAGCTTTATCTCTTTTATTGTGTTAATTGGTTTGTTGGATCTAACCAGTCTTGAGTAGCTTGCGAGGCATCAATGATATTTACTGCTCGTCTGATTGCCAGCTTAGATTGAGGATCGGTTTTAGCGAGCATAATTAATTGGTTGATCGCATCGTCAGATGCCATAATCCGCCCCAAAGTCCTCTCTGCGCCACCGGCTTTGAGTTCTCCATATTTGGTTGCTAATCGCACAAAAGGATTAAATGTTTTCATCATCGCAGCATCTTTTATCAGTGTTCTTGCGGCAGCCCCTTGTGCGTGAAAGCCTGGCTTATTGATGTTTGTTACCTTTCCTGTCCTCTCTAAAACATCAAACAATCTCTCAAAACCTACTTTAAGTTGTTGTGGGTTTACTTTCTTGGCTTTAGCAACACCCTCAAGAACTGCCATAAAGTTTTTTCTTTGATTGCCGGTTCCCACGACAGCTTTGGCTAAATTAAACCCTTGGGTTAAATCCTCTCCTTGCTTAACAAGCGCAAAGGCTTTATCGGCAGCATTTCTAAAATAAACATTGGCAAGCTCTGGAAAAGCCGCTGGGTTGGATTTGTTAAGTGCCTCATAGGTTCTTCTTATGTCTAAGGCATTTGCCTTGTTTGGATTAAAAACAAAACCCTTGATTATGCTTTCACTAATTTTGTTTTTTGCAAGACTATCAACATTTGCATCCACCACTTTAACGAGCCTGTTTGATAAGTCTGCAAAAACATCGTTTGCTCTAGCATAGTTCGCATTGGTTCTCATTTCGTTGTTCAAAATATTTAAGATGCCATCATTCTCAGCATTAAACATTTTGTACCAAAGGTTTTTGTCAATGGCATTTTCTGAAAAAGGAGGCAATTCTGATCTTTTTCTAAACTCTTGAAATGCTTTATCAAGTTTGTTGATGTTAGTCTGTGGTTTAAATTTTTTAGGAGTTTCGATTGGCTTTATGGGGCGACCACTTGGGCCAAGAATCTGCGGTGTTTTTGGCGGGGGCTTTACTGGTACTGTTATTCTCTGCCTTAAATCTTTTAGTACCTTGATACTTGGGCTGCCAACCGGTAGTGATTTAATCTCCTGGTTTATTTTATTGATAACTTTTTGTACTTGTTCTGGTTTTATTGTCGCGTTGGGTAGTGCGCCATATCCAGCCGATTGCGCCTCAGAGGTTCTTATTTTTCTTGCTTGTTTTTTGGCCTCCCTAGCGGTTTCAGCGACTAGCTGATTAGATTCCCTCATGCTTTTTGGTGGCGGCCCAATTTTGCTGGCTTGTGTTTCAACGGCAGCCCCTACTGCTGCTGGTCTGCCTTTTGTCGCCTCGTATATAAATGGCGAGCCTTTTTCTGATGCAATTATGTCTGCTGTCAATGATTGAACCGCTTTGTCTTTCATTGATTCTCCAGGCAACAGCTTAATACCAAGTTGGTTGGCTGTTCTTTCTAATGCTTGAGCTTGGCTGATGTCTGATTTAGAAACATTTTTAAGAGAGGTTTGTGCCAACCTAGCAGCCGTAGATGGGCCACCCAAAATACCAGCACCAACCATCGCTGGTATAGTAATTCCAGTAGCAAGTCCTGGGCTGCCTGATACATCTTGTAAGCCTTGAAATAAACCGCCACCTCCAGCTCCAATCGCTGTTCCAAATTTCCTGGCGGCTTGGGTTTTACCTAATATTCCAGGTGCAGCAAATGTTCCTATTGTTTGTGCATAACGACCTGGTGCTGTGGTTGGTTGATAATCAATTATTTCCTCTGCCCTGGGCGCAAGCTGAGTCATCATTCCTCTAAGCTGTGCAGAACCAGGAAACAAATATTTATTTGTTGCAGACTTACCAAGTGTTTCTGGTGCAAAACGAGAATAATCAAACCCAGCCGTTTGTCTGCCTGGTTGTCGGCTTTTTATAATTCGCTTTTTTTCTGGCTGCAAATAAGTGGATAGCCTCTCTAAATCTCCTGGAATCCCCCCAATATAACTAGCCGCTATTGGCACAACAGATGCCAAAGACTTGAGTAAGTCTTTTTCTTTTTCTTGACGAGTGGGTTCGGTGGGATCTGTTAGCCCAATAGAAATATAAAACTCATTAATTGGCACATCTGAGTAATATTTTTCGTGAAATCCGTCAGCGATTTGTTTGTCTGTTAAGTCGCTATACTCAGGATATTGTTTTCTTATATCCTGTATATTCACTGCCTTATTCCGAGTGGATCTTCGGTATTCTCCGTGTCTTTTGTTCTTGAAAATGGATTAGTAACGCTTAACATCCCAACTTTCCTTAAATCTTCTATTCCTTGTTTAAAAAATAATGATTCTTTGTTTGATGGATCTCTACCCAATACAATTTCATGGATTTTATAGGCATCATCTAAAGCACCAGTTACATCTTCCTGTATTCCCTCAATAAATGAAGTTAATGCAGCGGCTTTTTGATTTGCTGTTAGACCAGCCGAGATAATCTTTTGGAAAATTATAAAGTCTTTGTCAGACAATCCTCGCCCCTCTTGACCTCTGGCAGCGGCTATCTGGAATGTAAAATCCAACAACATAGATTCGGTTGCAGCACTACCCTCGGCTAAATCAGCTATCTTGCTAAGTTGGCTATTGTTCAAATGTTTGTTGTAGTCCAGGGGTCTGCCGCCTAATGCGCCTACTTCTTGTTGCGCCCTTTCAAATGCTTGTGCCAAGTCGCCGACAGTTAATACTGTGGTTGGGTTGTCGTATAGGTTTTGCAAAAGTCTATCTCCAGTTCTTACAAGAGCGTTGGTTGCTAAATATTTTGTTTGTAAGCCACCCTCGTCTGACCAGCCACCAAATTCTGATGGTCTGCCTTTTGCCTCTGATGTTCTGCCAAGCGGCTGAATAACAAAGCCTTTCCCATATAGCTCGTCAATTTTTTCTTCAGTTAGTTCGCTATCTCTAATTGCACCAATATCTATCCCATCTTTTGAAATAGTCCTAAGTGGATCTGAGCTACTACGGCTCTCAGGCCGATCACCAGCGAAAACTTGTTCTCCTGTGTCTATGTATCTCAAGACACCATCAATGTTGGCTGTTCTTCTCTCTTTTGGAGTCCTGTTATCCAGTTCAAACTTTTTCATCAAAAAAGCATCCATGTTTTGCCAGCCAAGAGATTTTAATAATTGTCTTTGTTCTTCGGGCAAATTCTGATCTTTCATCAACACCTCGTATTGTGCTTTCTTGCTTTCAATTTCTGCAAGTTGCATTTCCCTATCTTGCATCGCCATCATTTGCTGTTGCATGGCTGCTGTGCCTTGCACTGGATCTCGCCCAGCAAAGATATTGGACAAAGCACCCATAATGATTGCTGCCTTGTTTGCTTTGCTCGCCCCTGGTGCGGCTTGGGTTTGAGCTTGTTGTTGGGCTTGGGCTTGTTGCTGTGTATTTACAGGTGGTTGCATTAAACCCCTTTGTTGTCTGCGGTCAGCTCGTCTTGTTTGCCTTTCCTGTCGTCTTTGCTGGAAAGGGGAGAGCAACGATTGAGCTGGTTGTGGCGGTTGGTTTATGTATTTGTCTTGTGGCCCCACATAACCGGGTTGAGCGCGTGGATCACCTTGTTGATAAAGAGGATATTGGTTATTGGCTAACAAGTTATACGGATCATTTAGCATCTGGTTTTGCATTAAAAGCTGTGCCAGTGTTTGTGGTTGATAAGCCATTATGATGTTGGCCCCCATATTCCGCCTTGTGCAAATGGCCCTGTTTGCCCCATAGCCATTGATGAACCTAGTCCTAACAGACCGCCTAAAATATCACCAAAACCTACTTTTTGTTTAACTGTCGAACCGGCTTGTGATGGCAAGAAACTTACACCGGAAGTTAATAAACCGAGCTGTCTTGCCGGATAATCAAACGCCCTACCATATTGGTCATAATCAGCAGAGTACCCAGCTTGTTGTAATGCTTGTTGCTGACCGCCTATACCGGAAAGCAATCCGAGGTTTCTGTATTGGTCATCCAACATTCCAGATTGTATCGCTGTGCGATATTCCCGGTCAGTCATGCCTAAGTCGGCTGCGGTCTGGAATCCCTGGTGGCGTAATCCCGCTGTTGTGCGGCCTACAGCATCGTAGTACGCCCTGTCAGCCTCGCTTTCCAAAACCCCATGTCTTGACCCGCCAAAGGCAGATGCAGCGGCAGCTCGATCACCGGCTTGTATTTGTTGTATTTGCCTGGAACGCTCAAGATCGCCAATGGCTGCATCAATGACTTGTTCCTGGTAGGGATTGGCGTATGCGCTGATGTCAAGCGGTTGTGTTCCATATTGGGCCAACATCCCTCTAGGATCGTAAGCCATAGACTCGCCAAACATACCCCTTACCTGGTCAAATGCACCAAGTTGGTCGGGGTTGAATCCGGCGGTTAATTCTCCCTCGTATGGCAGAAAGTCTAAATCAGCTGCGGATTTCGCGCTGGCATAGACCTCTTTATACATATCCAGGATGTCTGGATTAATTTCTGTACTGGTACTTCCTTTTGACATGATAATTTCCTATAAGTCTTTACTGATAATATTTTCTTTTTTAAAGCCTAAATTCTTTGCAGCTCTCGCCCAACCTGGTCTGCCTCCTCCCCATAATCTCTTGCCGCCAATACGCTTGCA